CTGTTCACGACGCTGCAACAAACGGTGTGTTACGAACTCTGCCGCTTCACGATCAACGTTAATCGGTGCGTCGGCGTTGGCGCGAGTCTGATCGCCGACATCCTTATGGATAGCGAAAACATCGGCATAGTAGGTGTCGGTCGCGATGTTGTAACCGGAACCGACAGACTCTGTGCCATCGCTACGAACTTCGGCTTCGTCACGGAACCAATCATTTTTGGTGTACGTGAAATACTTATCGCTCTGCTTGTCCACCGGAATAACCGGGAAGACTTTGTCAGCGATAAAATTTTCCGCACGCTGCATGTAAGCAACGGAAATGTTAGTCAGGATCGCATCAACATGGACCTGATTGGAAGTAGGCTGTGGCATTATTTAATCTCCCTTTACACGGCCCGCGCAGCATTAGCGCAGTTGACGACAACGGACACGATCCCCCCAGCGGCGGCATCCTCAATGAATGCGCCAAGAATATAGGAAGTCGAAGCGGCTCCACCGACAGTACCGGTAACACCGGTAGCGGAAGCGGAAGTAAGAAGCACGGCACCCGCAGAAGCGGAGCCACCGGCAACCAACTTGCTACCGCCAACGATCGTTACCTCTGCGGCCTCGCCAGCGGTAGGATCGTTCTGAAGAACGCCGATAGGACGATCAGTAACAGCAGCGGCAATTACAACATCGCCATCTGCCGGGTCAATCTTCACGAACTTGTATTGCGCGCCGGACAAATCACCACCAGCGGTGAAAGTCTTTTTAACGGCGGCATTCGAAAACTCAACAGCCACTTCAGGCTCCCTTCTCATTAAGGTAATCGTTGTACAGCGAGGGATTCTGAACTGCGACGTGTGCGAGAGCCTGCTCTACTGTCGCTGCCTTGCCCTCTGCTACCGCTGCCTTAGCGAGGGAAGTCATTTTTTCGATCGCGTCACCCTTGGGGACAACGCCCTTGCCGACCTCAGTGAAGATGTCAGCAGACTCGTTCTGGGCATCTGCGGAGGTCAACGCGTCTTCCACGCTCTTCGCTAGAGCCTCGTCCATGATGGCGAGACGACGTAGCGCCGGGCCAACCTTTTCGTGATCCAAGGTCAGGTGTGAAAAAGTTTCACGGGCCTTAACGATAGATTCGGCGTCGGCACGATCCTCACGCTCTTTAGCAAGCGTGTTCTCCGCTTCCTCTTTAGCCTTAGTCAACTCTTCTAGTGCTTTACGGATAGGCTCCGGGGCAGATTTCGCGAGAGCAACAATATCGTCTGCCGCCTCTTCCATCACGTCCTCTTCGCCTGCCGCGTTTTCTAGTTCGGAAATGCGGGCTTCCAACTCTGCGATACGAGCCTGCGCCATAGCCATTTCCTCTTCTACCTCTTTGGCCTCTGGGGTCATACCTTCTTCCGCATTCTCTACCGGGGCATCTTCAGCGGCGTTAGCAACCTCTGTGGTCTGATCGTTCATGCTTTCTCCTAACGGTTCGGGCAGAGTAGCCATGACATCTGCCACAGATGAAACATCTGAAGTCTTAATGACAAGCCAACCCTCATGTAGATGTGCCGGGTGATCAACACCTGAAGTCTCTTCAATAATGAGATCGGTCATTTTTGGGGCTTTGCGCGCCATATGCACCTCCAATAGTCAAAACAATAATACCGCAGATCGCGCACGTTATTTTTGACGTTTATTCTTCTTCGAATTGGTAAGCGCGCGTGCCATCAACGGCGGAACGGTCGGCATTGAATAACGAACTATCGGAAGCGCCACCTAAACGAACCGAAATGTTGTCCTGATCATCTACGGCGGTCACGATCGTGTGCCGCAACCGACCATCGATTAACGTGTAGGTGGAGGTTCCGGGGCGCATAATTTTAGCCATCTACTTCGATCCCTTCCCGAACGGCCTGTTCCGGTAAATCCGCTAGCACCCGATCAGACAATCCGCCGATGGAATACCCGCGCAACTCTCCCGCGACGATCTGCTTCCACGCGTCTTCATCCCAAATAACGCCAAGGAACACGGTCCCGGTCGGATACGTTACTTTCCCGATCTGGTTACCCGCCCCGTCCACCATGTGAACAGTCCACGGTTGCGGCATCGTCATAACTTCAACCCACTCACCCGCCCGTACATCGGTGTCATGTTGCAGATAGATAGTCCTGTCCTCTGACTGCACCCATCCCCACACGCCCTGTTGCAATTCGTTAGAGTCCGTCCACTCCCCGTGAGCATCCATGAAATCAGGAACGTATAACGGCCCTAGAGTGAATCGTTGCGCGGCTTCCTTGCGTAGGAACCGACCGTCGCGGGAAACCGATTTGGCCTGTTCCTCCGGGGGTTCGCTGTCTGTTATGGGGCCACCCGTTAACCACGCTGAACAGGAACGCGCAGACGCACACTTGAATTGGAAGAGTTCGCAGTATCCAAGACCGGCGGCATCAACCACTTCGTCCCCGGCGTCGCTAATCGCGCCGCTAATGGCACCCAGGATGTCCGTCTTCACGTTAAATGCGGCACAGTTCCCGCAACGTGTTGTAGCCGCTTCCTCCGCTGACACGCCCCACGCGGCTCCCAGACGATCCCAGTAGTCACCGGGGGCTTCAGGGTTCAACGGGCCATACAGGTATTCGTCAATGGCGTGTTGACGATTTACTAAATTCAAATGTAGGTTAGTGATCGGTTCCGGTACTGCGCGCTTATCCGTTCGGTTCAACCGCTCAACAATACTTGTAGACCATGCCACGGCATCGTCGCCGCCCCACGCGTCCCACGCCACCCGGCCCGGAGACGGGAACCCATCCTCACCGGCGCTGAACTTTTCCGCGCGACTGTCCCCCCCATGTCGTGAAAGGTAGTTAGCGACCCGGCGGATTGTTTCCTCAGATACCCCGTCACCACGCGCTAACTGTGCGGCACGTGCCCGGCCAACATCGGTAAACCCTGACCCGGCGTGACCCTCACCGATCCAATCTAATGCCCGTTGCGCGGCATCCTGCACACCCTGAGGTGGAACAAAAGTTTCTTTCGACAACTTCCCTTCACGTGCCTGCAAACGCTCTACGGCACGGTTAATCCCGTCCTGAGCGGATTGCCTATCGCCTGTCGGAATGCGCACGCTATCCAAATTTTCCAGCGCACGCCCGATCTGCTCCCGCGTCTCCATCGTTTCCGGGGTCTCCCACACCCGCAAAGCCCACGTCGCCGGTTCAACCGGGTCAGGCACATACGCGTACGCCACGGCAGGGAAATCCATACCGTTTTCACGCTTCGTCGGAGTCTCTTTCGATAACGCATCAATACGGGTCAGCGTAGACATTTTGTGACCCACAAGAGTTTCCGTGCCGGCCCAACCGTCCGCGCCCTTCTGCCAAACACGAATCAATACAGCCGGGTCATCATCTTCAGCATTAATCTGAAAATCACTACCCGGAATACCCAACACACCTTCATACATCACGTGTTCAACCTGACCGCGCGCACGGCCACCAGAAGAATTCCACGAAACGAACGAACCCTCACGAACCGCTTCACGGAAGAAATGGATCTGCCGCAACCGCTCTTCAGCCTGACTCATCGTCTTGTAGCACCCGAAAGACTGTTCCCCGTCTTCAGAGTAAACGCAATACTCGCCCTGCTCCTGCCGGATAACTTTCTCCATAGTGTCTACAGGGATTTTCTGCACCTGACCCGATTGCGCGACGATCACGTACCCGTCGCCCAAAATCACGGTCTCCCGGTCAGGCATCGGCAAGCCGCGCAACTCCGCAAGCCGGTACGACGCTAGAACGCCGCCGGCGTCGTCACGGTCGGCAATCATCCGCAGTTGATCATCGGTGAGGGAGTTGATTCGATCTAGAAGGTCCATCCCATTATTCTAGCCGCCTATATCCGCGTTACGCGCCGACGCGGAACACGTGGAGATCGCAAGACTCATCGTCCATTTGCCGGACGTTCTGGTATTCCTCGTGCGCCCACGCCACGTATCGGGCTTCCTCTTCTCCGTCCGCGTTCCCGTGAGTATCACACGCGTCGCAATACCAGTACCACCCGGAAACGGTGCAAAGTGCGGAATCGATAACGCTCATGACATAGTCTCCCGTCCCTTATTGGTCACATACCATCCCTGCACGGGATCGACACTCAGATCAAAATCGATCAGCCCGTCCCGCGAGAGACGATCCATCATTTGCCGCGTGACCTCCATGCGGTGGCCGCTGTCGATCAGTTGTAGCCCCCGTCGCGCGGCTGGGGTTACCGCGCTCATGACGTCACCTCCACAATCTCAATGGTCGTAGCGGCCTGAATAGCCATGATGCGATCGTAGGACTCCATGCCCGGACGCATCCACCGTGACGGGGCCACAACAGCGTTACCCGCCTTGACCGCCAGATCGCGACTCCCAGAAAACTTCACATGCACGCTCATGGGGTAGGGAAGCGTGACGATCGCGGCGTGAGTGTAGCCGCGTTCACTCTTGCGGGTATAGGTCTCGCCGGTCTTTGCGGTGGCGGTGTATGTGGTCTTCATGTCTTGCCCCTTTGGTTGTCGCCCGTGTTGGCGTGGTTCTATTATGCGCAGACTCAGGCTGTCCCTGTCAAGTCCAAATCCCTCAATACGCAAAAAATGTTTATAACGATAGTGTCACGGGACGTTACCGAACGACTGTACGAAAAACTATTTCCGCGAATCTCGCATTTCCACTTGACAGGTACAGTCTCAGTCTGCGCATAATGGGGGCATACCCACACCGGGTACCACAACAAAAAGGGGCACACCATGAACAACACACAAGCACAAGAAATCCTCAACCAGATCGGTCGCTCAACCGTCCTCGCCATCTCCGGCGGACGCGTACGATTCACAGGCGAAACCCTCGTACTCCCCGTCGCCTACGGCTACACCGTCGAAATCGACCTAGACCCGTCAGACACCTACACCGTCCGCCGCGTCTACACACGGGGCGTGAAGCGGTTCGTGAAAGGCGAAATCGATAACGTGTACTGCGATCAGATCGGTGACGTATCCTACGAGGCGTCGTGCTTCCAGTCGAATGACTTTGGGGCGCACCGCGTAGCCTGAACGGAACTACAGGGTGCCCTCCGCCACGGCGGGGGGCATTCCCTTTTCCGCTTCAGCGACGAAATCCCGCAACCATCAGTCCTGCGCGTTATCGAAAAACGTGTCGGCTTGACTCAGAACGTCATCCAAGGTCAACGTTTTTGGCCCAACGAAATCTTTAACCCGATCCCACCACTTAGCGCCATCTTCAGTAAGCATTCCGGGGTCAAGACCCTGAGGGCTTTCTACGCGCAATCTTGCGGCCAACACGCTCGCAATCCCGTCACGACGGTACACGGGGTCAACCTCAATCATCGCGATCAGAGTAGGCTCACCCTTCGCGAACTGATAATCGATATGCCCCATGTAGTTACCCGTCTTCACGTCATACATGACGTATCTACCGTTATAGAGACCGGGGCCACGGGAACTACCGCCGCTTGAAACGATCTTGACCTGCCTGCCGTCCGGCAACGTAATGTCGTCTATAGGCATCGCCCAACCAGTCTGCGGGTGTGGGGGCATTGTGGGCCACGGGTTATCGAAAATCGTGTCGTTACGCACCTTTACCGGAACCGCATCAATCGCGTTAGTCCCGCGATACAAACCCCACTCATTCAACGAATCCGCGTTAGTCCACAAACTACGAGCCGGAACCGTCATATCCAAAATGATGAAGTCGTCACCCAAGTTTGAAGCACCGTGCTGACGCGCATAAGACAGGGACGGGGTAACCCAATCGCCGTCATTGATCGCATCCACATTACGGTGAACGGCGCGGTAAACAGTAATCATCGCGTTCGGGTCGTTACGCGCGAACATGATTGCCCGTAAAGATTCGCTATCCGCCACATCGTCCCCCGTGCCGTAGAGACGCAATGCGTTACCGTCATAGAAATCATCCGGGTACATGCCCCTCACGTCATTCATTGACGCCCCATAATCCGGCCCCGGCGCTTGGTGCTGGCCCCGGTAAGACGAATCAGGAACATCAATATCTAAATCTCGCCTATCGGCTTCATCGTCCCTTAACGCACGCCGGGTTCCTAGCCACTTCGATAGACTCTTCGTATACTCGTAGGCTTCATCGTATTGAGTGCTCCCGAACGTGGCCCCCATTTTGGGGAAGTAGCCAAGATAATGATTCGGGTTGTAAGCCATGAACACAACATCAGGCTCACCATCTTTGAATGCACCGAAAAGTTTCTTATTCCAACCGTCAGGGGCGAAGTCGTCATTCCAAGACGTGCGGGCAACCACAACAAGCCCGTGATCCCCATAAATATGCGGCAGAACCGTGTCGAACGCATCGGCGCGACGCGCCCCCTGCTGTATAGCAAGATGCACCATAGAGTCCGCGACTCCGGCCAGATTCGGGTTCCCACGGAAAACGGATACCAGTTCGTCACCATCTTTAATAGCGAACCCGGCCCCACCGTCTTTAGACAAGAACAGGCGCATACCCGCATAATCGTCTACGTCGTAAAGTTCAACAGACGCACCGAACTTGTTGCTGTTTTTAGCGTCAGCAATAATCCGGTGGAACACGGCGGCTTCCCCAGGCTGAAGTTCATACATATCCGGGGCACTGATCCCGCCGCGCTGAAAAATATCGCGAATCTCGTCTGTCGGAGTGTAAAGATATTTGCTCTGAACTTCGATATCAACGTCGTCTAAAGATACAGAGAAAGAATCTCGCTCTGTTCGGGAGTAAGACCGTAGTCCTGTCCTCTCCTGATAAGTTCGGGCCTCGTATACTGCTGATTGTTCTGGGCGGTTTTCTCTAACGAACTTGTTTCTTCGTTCAATGAATCTTCTAATTCGGGTGTCAAGGCTGTCTCCCTGTTCGGCCATTCTTCGTAAAACAAAATCTGACAATATGTCTACTTGAGAGAAAATCAAACTGTCTACAACTCTCTTTGGGAGAGAGGCAACAAAATCTGGGATGTTTAGACCCCCCCGCTGTTGTGAAGTAATCGGCTCAGGTATGAGCAAAAGATCACAACGGCAGTTCGGATGTGCCGGAGGTTCCCCATCCGGCCACGGCTTACTTACCGGGTGCCTAGTGCCATTACGCGGTGAGCATATATCGCAAGCGTCCGCTTCCGCGATCCACTCTTTCTGAGCGTTCGCGGAAATGAACCCTTTCTCTATTCCCTGTTTCCACGCGATCTGACGGCCTTCGCTAGACGCCCTAGAGACCTCAGTCCTAGCGATTGTCTGCGCCCGATACCGGTGAACCTGATCGTGATACCGGGCCGCTTTAGACCTCGCCTGCTCCCCCGCCCGCGCCGGAGACAAGCCCGACCTTATGCCATCCGAAAAGGAACGATCATAAAAATTGTCAACCCACCCGGACTGTTGGCTAGTTAAACCAACGCCCTGCCGAATCTGCCGCGCAGTCTGATCAACGGTTATCCCCTCCACCTGTCCACGCGAAACCAGATCACGAATCAGCATCCGCTGTTCCGTGTTGATCCCTGTCACAAGGTTCCCTGCCTCGCGTGCCGCCCACGCCGCCGCCTCCGGCCTTTCCGCATCAAACGCGTAGCCCAGAAGTGGAGTTTTCGCTTTACCCACCGGGCCGTCCACCGTACGGAATCCCGCGTCGATAGCCTCGCCCGTCAACTCGCCCTGTAAATACTCCTGAAAGTTGAACCACGGGTCGTCAGGGATCATGTCCGCAACGGTCGTCCACGGCCTGTGAGCGATCGCGTCCATGAGCGCGGTCATATTGCGGTCCATCCACGATTCCACCTCGCGACGGGCCTGCACAAGGTTCTGTGCTACCCGTTTCTCGCTAGGTGTGTCCTCTGCCCTCAGGGCCGGGGATACGCGCCGCCGCGCCTTAAAGACAAGCATCAGACGAGAGGATCGCCATCGGGTAGGTCACCCAATGTCCGCAAGTGCTCTTCCAGCGTCCTGTCCGGCATGATTGCACCTACGCCAACCAACTTGCTTACGTAATCGGCTACCTCTGTCAGTTCAACACTAGAAACCTGACCGTACGTGAGGTACGGCATTTTGTCGGTCCGCATCGCGTTTAGTTTTAGCAGACGCGGGATCGCGTACTGATTCACCGTTTCCGCGATCGTCTTCGCAATCGAATCCACGGCTAGGGTCCACAGGTCAACCTTCGTTGTGCCTAGCGCGAACGAACCAACCCGATCTGATCCCAACAGCAGAAAATCGGACAAAAGCGACATCGAAATGCGTTGATCGTAACGTTGGATAACGGCACCGGTGTCGAACTGCCGTGTCCCTGAAGCCGACAACAAAGTCAGGTCAAAAATACGGTTACCCTGTTCGTCGTAAGCGGCGGGGAAAACGATCCCCTCCTGTTCATTCCGTTTCACATTTTGCACAATGTTTGTGATCGCCTGTAACACAACTTTCTGCGACGGGGTAGCCGTGTTCGAAAGGTACTCCGGTGGCACATATGCCATCGGCAAACCCGCTAAATCCCGTTCGATACCGATCGCTTCGATCTCCTCGATACGCCTCTTATAGAACCAAGGCCTGTAAGCGTTACGGAGCAACGAATAACCCTCAGGATTATTACGGTTAGTGGTTGTGCGGAACAGGATCGCTTTCTCAATCGGGATACGGAACATAGCCCCCACAGCGGGGTCAGTTTGCACCATTCCCTGAATCCCCCCGCGCTCGTCAATCATCCACTCCTGTAGCGTCTCCTGCGCCCGCACGGGCCACTTACGCCACCCCACCCGGTTGTCGTTATAGCGTGACGTTGTGCGCCCGTCGCCAGTCTCCCCGCGACGCATCTTGTACACGATCTCGTGGAACGACCAACCGTAAACCAACATGGAGAGAATGTTCTGAAGCGTCGCGTCCCACGAATCGGACATGTCGTCTAGGCACTCTTGCACGAACGTCGCAGTCCGTTTATCCTCGCCCTCAACATGCCACTCCAGCCGGGTGATCACCTTATCGATCGCGTAGAGCATCGCCCCGATAACCGGGTCGTTGTCCCGCATCTCCCGGTAGACCTTGAACCCTTTAGTGCCTTGAAGATTAGGTAGAAATTCTTCGGTAACGGTTCCGCCAGAACGCCGCAGACCCGTCGAACCGAACTCCATAAACTCCATAGGCTTTTTATCGTTAGGCATCTATTCTCATCCTCTGCGCCGTTAAGTAGGTTGCCTGCACCTCAGTGAAACCCGCATCTATCAACACCACATAAAGTTCATGGAGACCAATAGCGTACATCTGAAGTGGTGTCATTCCACTAGTTTACTCGCCCACACCCGGTAAAGGTTCCTGCCGGAACACATCAACCCGGATTCCGTCAACCCACACCTTCCCCGCGCACACTCCATCGAAGAAAGACCTTTTGGGTCGAACAAAATCCTCGCACTCTTTCACCACGGGACATACGTTGCACGCCTTCAGCGCCTCCAAAACGTTTCGCCCCTCCGTCGCGTCGAAGATACTCGCAGACATATCAACACACATGCCACGGTCCGCTAACACGCGCCCAATAGCCCCGCCAGGAATCCGCCTCATAACGGCTAGTGTGACGAATCGGGAACGGGTTGCAGGTGCGACACGCCCTTAATTTGGCGTAGATGCTGTTCCACTATTACATGAATTAACCCACGTTCAAGAGCCGCCACCGCAGAATTAAGGTCTGCCTCCGTCATTTCTCCCACCCGGTGGATGAAAGAGTCGATAGCGGCAGTTAACTCATTCATTCGTCGTCTTCAATATCGGCATCGGCGTATTCCTCGTAGGCAATAATGTCCCGGCCAGCATCTATCAGACCGTTAATCTTCCAATACGGCATATGCTCCGCCGCGAAACCTACGAGATCAGGCACCGCTTCCGCGTCCATGATCTCCGCGACCATGACCCACCCGGTGATAAGAGCCACGCCCTCATAGTTTTCGCGCAAATACGCGAGCATAGCGGCCTCTAACTGTTCCTCTACCGGCGGTGCCTTTTCGTCGCTCATGCACATAGTTTAATGGCTATAAATAAGGGTGATGGAGGAAAGGACCGGAAGAGGGGCGGTCCCCGATCCTCTCCCCCACCGTGTAGGGACGCGCGCGCGCATCTACCTACGTCTACTTGCCAGCCATACAATCCCCACGCCGGTGCCTACGGATAGACCCGGCGCTAACTGACTGACCAATGTTCGATAACGCTTTGGAAATCATCGTCGCGTGTAATGCCCTAGATTCTAGTGCCTCTGCCAAAGCGTCCCGGTCGTCTTCCTCTAACTGTGGGAGCACCTCACACAAGTGACACCTAGACCCGCCGACTAGCGGGTCAATCTTGGCTAACTCGCCCCTTAGCCCAGACATGATTACCCCTTTCGAAGATTACGGATACGTTCCGTGAGCCTATTCACCCGTGACGGCAAACCCGCCACAGACTCCCCGGCTCCGCGCTTTTCACGGATATTAGCCCGCGTCCGCCGCCGCTGCCTCTGCAACTTAGCAATCTTCATATCCGCTTTATCGTTATTCCCGCGCCGCACGCCGTCCGCGTCGATCCCCAGTTTCGAGATAACGGACTGTACTTGAGCGACACCGACACCGGGCTTAATCGCCCAGTGCATCCAATCGACCGTGCTCCCGTTGTAGTAGTCACCGCCGAAATCTTTCGACCCGCCCCACATGACAACCTCATAGCGTGCTTTAATCGCCTGCGCTGCACGGTAACGTGACGGGTTCGCCCACCACGAATAGTTATTCATGCCCAGCCACCCCTCTTTCGAAGCGTTCAAGTCGATAGCCGTCCCTGACGCATGGTCGGACCACGATTTAGAGTACCGGGCATCCCGATACGAATACGACCAATCGTCTAACGTGCCCTCGTCTACCGGTTCAATCGTGTCGTGGTAGTCCTTAGCCAGCGCGAGGAACAGCGGCAGTACCTCGCGGCGTAGCGTGAGACTCCGATCCGGCACACCCGGCACAGGCTTCTTAGCGAGACGCGGGTCACTCCACGGCGGGTCATCCAAAACTTGCCATCCGTTAATACTATTCGGCATCTGTCGGCTCCTTCACAAGCGACGGTGAAGATCGGCGTGTAATAGACGACGAAACAATCGAAGTAGCGACAGACATCAAAGCGGCACCGCCAGCGACACCCAACATCGCAGGCCAATCAATGGTGAGGATATTCGCCGTCTCGCCAAGGTCTAACGCCAGGAATGTTTGAGCCGCCGTCTTCACCGCGCGCTCCGTTGCCTCTTTCCAGAATGTCTTCGTGAAGATACTCATTGTGCTCCGTCCTATATTGCGTCTGATAACGATCATCCATTACCGCGAACCCTGTATACGCCGCGACCACTGCCCCCATTAGCCCATACGCCCCCAGAACGAGTGTCTCCGCGAGAGCCGTATCTTCCCAACGTAACCCAACATAGACAATGATACCTGCCGCGAACAGGAGCGACCCGAAGACGGCGCGTCGCCGCAGTTTCCAGTTATGTTGAAGCATGACCGTCGATCTCGTGATCTAGACGAACAACTTCACTTTCGATACGCCCGACCCGTAGCGCGATCCCGTCCACTTTATCGTGCAACTCCCCCAACGACCTGCCGCCGTTCTTTGGAGTACGCGCATCAATATAACGCTCCAGCGGTTTAACGATAAAGAACTTGCCGACCGCCGTACTCGTACCTACCAGAGCGGCGAGGAACGCCAAAACGATAGCCGCATCTCGTACGGCGGCTACCCAGTCAGGGGTCTGATACATGACACGCTCTCTAACTACTCCACAGGGACACGTTATAGGATTATGATACCCGTATGAGCGACATCTCAAACACGATCAGTCACCGGTTCCCTTTCAGGCACACATTAGATGTTGGTAATTCGGGAATCCTTGTGGCGTGGGCGCAAGCGAAACTACACGAACACGGCCAATACTCAGGCCCAATCGACGGGCGTTACGACAGGGAAGTGACACTCGCCGTACGACAGTTCCAGCAGGATAAAAGCCTAATGGTCACAGGGGTTATCGACCGTAAAACATGGGATAAGTTATGAGCACCAGTATTGTTACGGTGGCTTACGGTGAGCGTTACCGCATGTTCCTACCCGAGTGGAGTGAAGCCGTTAAGAATCTTCACACACGACCCGACCAGATAATCATTGTCACGGATGATGTTGAAGAATGCGAAGTGCTCGTAGAGTGGCAAGCGGGAATGATTATTTTAGAGACAACTATCGAACCGAAGATCCACCCTCAGGTATGTGTTAATGATGCGATAGCGGAAGCCGATACCGATTGGGTCTGCAAGATGGACGTGGACGACATTATTTACCCGCACGCGCTAGACCCCCTAGAGACCTGCGACGCGGATGTTTACATGTTCGGGATAAGGATGAGTGGGAAGAACTTGCCAGCGCGTCACGCGACCCGACAGGACGTGATGAAGACACCTCACAATCTCGTGTTCTCCTGTTCCCCATTCAGGCGTTGGGTGTGGGAGAAGACCGGCGGATTCCAAGACGCGATCTGCGAGGACTGGCGGTTTTGGGTTGACGCCGCAAGGGTAGGTGCGCGGTTCCAAACATCACCGACTATCGACTACGAGTACGTTATTCACGGCGAAAATATCTCTCAACGCGGTGACTTAGCCATCTGGGAATCTGCTGCCCGCGATTACCAAAACACCTTAAAGGGGATCGCATGATTGTTGGAGTGACAGGGGGCGGAGGATTCATCGGTTCTCACTTGCTCAGGGAACTACGGCAACGCGGTCACACACCCCTCGTTCTTGACCACAAGAAACGGGACACCACCGACATGTTAGGCGATGTTCGGGACGCAACAATCGTGCAAGAATTAGCCGCACACGTTGACGGTATCGTTCACCTAGCAGCCGTTCTTGGA